TTGAGCGTTTTAGGCACCATGATAACCTTAACGGGTATCTCGGTACCGGGGGAACGGAATATAACGTCCTCGTATCTAGGTACACACGAGGTCCCTTGGTTGGGGAAGAGATGTTCCCAAAACGGAAACACATTCTCCAACCGGGTCGTCCACAGCGTAGGATCGTACTTTCCGTTTCCGGAACGTCGATCAGCTGTGGCGCCACCTCCATGCTTTGGCACAACTCTTCCTTTTGCGATATCTTCATCGCAAAGAGTGAAAAGTTCGGCCCAAAGCAAACGACCAACACGCTGAAAACGATCAGCCAAAGTCCTATCCTGTAGGACAGGCGATTTGGTAACATCGTTCGAAAGCGTGTAGTCATAGTGGCGTATATCCTGTTCAATCTCGAGGTACTTATCGAAAGCAGCTTGCATACGCTCAGGTGAGCACTGCAAGTCAATCTTAGCCCACATCAGAGTTATCTGACGTATGGCTTGGATTGCCGCGATAGATGGTACATCGAGCAACCGATCACCACTCAGGGTGAACACCTGGCGAAGGAAACCTCCGAGAAATCGGGGGAGACCCCCAGTACGCTGGAAACCAGCGAACTGGTTGGAGCCGACGAAACCTTGGTCAAGACTTTTTTGGAAGTCTTTTCCAAAGTTTGCCAGGCTGATCGTTAAAAACGACAGCCCTTCGTGTTCAACCCTAACCGTGACTGTTTTGAAGTCACGGCTGGTGCTTATGCCGCATCGCTCTCCCAAATCAATGAGAGAGCACTGCAAGAGCGCTATCAGGCTATTCTTCATTCCCTGCCTTACGGTAGGTGGATGATCCTTAGCCCATGCCCTCAGTGGAGAATCTGTTAGTTCTCCCCACCCACTAGCTGGGTGACCCTCGCGCCAGACGAAGCAGTAAGGTAGCCGGTAAGACCGTCTACCATCTGCTTGATCTCAGCTGCCGTGAAACCGTTCACAGGCGTGTCGATGACCAGATAACAACTCTGGTTCACCTTCACGTTCTGGTTAGGGATGAACGGGTCTGCAGAGAACTTCGTCTGGCTCAATCGAATGCTGCGCCGGGTCCGCTTGCCATAGGCATGCGAAGCCGTCAGCTGGACCAGACCATCAGCACTAGTGTAGCTGCTGGTGTTCTGGCCAGTTGACGTCCTCGGAAGAGGAATCGCAACGGCATTGACTGTAACAGAGGATGGGTCGGCAAGAGCCATGAGCGTGCGTCCTTACAGTTGATGTGAGATCGCACGGTCTGTGCAACCTGTCGATCTGAACGGGAACTGGTGGATCTCACACAGTTCTGACGTTCAGACCCTTTTCTGTCTTGGTAAAACCAAGAGCAGAAAGGATGGCCCAACGTCGAGGCGATAGCGCCCCGAGGTCAACGCCAAATCCATATGGTGTGCTACGAGTGCGTCGCTTTTCATGAAAGTAATCATGACGAACGACACCCTCGCGTGGCGCAACAGCCCCAACTTTCGGGACAAATTGCGACATGTGCATGGATCGATCCACGAATGTTTCGTGCATCACATATCCATACCTTAGCACAAGACTATCGCTCGAAAGAGCTGTCACATTAGAAATAAATGTGCCAGCATCCGAGAAGTAGTCGATAAGCCAGGACCAAGGAGTCAATTCCCAGATGGTTTCCGGTGTAAACCGGGTACCCAGAAGGTGATTAGCCTTCTGTTCATAGTGCTCCAACTTACCGAGAAAACTATGTGACTCGGCAAGATGGTAGCTCCATGCACCTGAGAACCAAGTACGTGAATTGATATTATCAATACACGTAACGATTCCTTGGGAGTCGTAATACCGGAGCATTGTGTTCTGTGGAGAAA